TACTTGAACCTGCCATAATAATCCCCTTCACGAAAAAAGCGACGACGATGACTCGCCGTCGCTTCAGTTTATTTCTCGATGCCGGAATTCCGGTATCGGTTACTGAGAGTCGGACGCGCCGCCAGTCAGAATGATACCCTTCATCGGGTCCTTGATGTAAGCGTAACCCTTTGAATGACTGTCGTATCGTGCGACAATTCGTCGAGCCTGCTCTTCGGCACTCAGGTTCAACCGGCGAACTTCCGGGCGAATCTGGTACACGAATCCGATGAATTCCTCCAATCGACCCAACCAGACCCACTGGCGAGCGTCAGCAAGGCTGATGCTGTATCGATTCGCGATCTTTTCGGCCAGTCGCAGATAGGTCGTCGGGCTGAACTGCATTCCGTTTGCAGTCTCAGGAGTCATGATGTACTTGACGGTTGTCGCGTCAGCACAAGTCACGTCCTGCTCAACACTCGTCGAGTTCAACAGCTTTCGCAGACGATCCGCTTCCTGCTCGGAAGTGAATGCGTCCAGATTCTCCGTGTTCATCATGATCGGGCGACCGTAGACAAGGTCGGTCATCTCACGCCACAGTTCCTTGATGTTCTGGAAGTCTGCAGGACAAGTGATCGTCAGTGCCTCGACGTTGATCCATGGGCCAGAGGCACCAGAATCAAATGGAGTCCCGGACGTTGGGCCGGCATCATAGTAGATGTCGTAGGTCGTTCCAGACCGGTTCCAAGTCGTGCCGTATCCGATCAGAGCGTCGATCAAAAGATCTTCGCGGTGCTCGTCATGAGCATCCTTGATCTTCGGGATCTGGCTCATGATGTAGCCGTTCGGATCCTTGCACATGGCTTCACGAGTCACAGCCAATCCAAGACCGCCAGCTTCACCTTCTGGGTGCTGCAGGTAATCGCTGGACAGACCATAGAGCGGTGCAGATTCGAGTTCTCGGACCTTGTGCCACTTCATGTCGCTGAACACGCCGAAGTCACGGAAGTTCTCTCCGCACTCTTCGCGAGATTCAGTCGTCACTCGATTCGACAGCTTGTACTCTTCCTTCGGATTCTCCCGAAGGCTGTGCCGAATCTTGATCTGGGCCATCTTGTTGAACATGCCCGAAGTAATGATGGCTTCCATCGCTTCTTCAGACATGCTGTTGATGCGGTCCCGGTAGTTCGGCCCGAAGTCCTGCTCAAGGCAAGGGATCAGGTCGATGTCTTCCGCAGTGATCGTCTTCGCTTCCAGCAAACCGTTCAACTGCTCGAGAACAACGCTTCCGTGCTTCTTATGGGAAGCCAGAGTTTTCAATGTCAATTGGCGATTCGCCATGGCTGTTTCCTTAGAAACCAAAATAAGAAAGTTTCAATCCACGCCAAACGTGGATGGCGAATTTAAGCCGAGAACTCGACTTCTGCGTAAGCAGTTGCAGTCGGACCTGAGTCCTTCACTGCCTTGAATACGATGTGGCCAGCAGTGCTGCTCTTCACGATCTTGTCGTTCACAAGAGCATTGCTGCTCGCATTCTTCGCGAACGTGAAGCCCTGCCCACGAACCCAAGTCGTCGGCTCGGCAACGCCGCTTGCGTCAACGATCTGGTACGCACGAGTCCAAGAACTTCCGGCTCGGTAACGAGCAATCGGGATCCCATCTGGACGAGCATTGCAAGTTCCGTCTTCCGAATCGATCTCGCCTTGCGCGACGCCTTTGAAAGCAGCCTTTGCATCGACGCGAGTCGTTGCAAGGTCAGTGTTCCACGCCACGTCAGCACTGATTGGCTTTGCGACCAGTCGGCTGTCAGTCGTGTCGGAACCCAGAAAGTCTCCAGTGCAGATATCCACCAGAGTCGTTGGCAGTTCCATTGAGGAACTGTCTTCGTCACGGCAGTATTTCCCGTACTGGTTTCGAACATCAGGACAATTTGGCATGTGCCATCTCCAAAAACATTTGTCAGGAACAATCCCGAGTCAACACCAGGGAAAACTACTTCGCTGCAAGGCCCAGCTCTTTGCCCAAGTCGAAACCTGCTGAACTGCGGCCTGCTTTCGCTCGGCGAGGGGCGGTCGTTTCTTCGACATGCTCCTTCGCTGCGCGAGTGATCTGTTCGTCGTCGCCTTCGAAATCCTCGTCCGTTTCGACGAGCATCGGGGACAACTTACTCAGGACGGACTTCAGTTTCGTCCGGTCCTTCATTTCGCACGCACACTCGACGATTTCCGTCATCAGTGCGGCTTCCAGTTCCACGCCTTCGAAGATCTTCGTGATCTCAGTGGTGACTTCCACCTTCAAAACAGACGCCAGTCGCTCTGATTCCAGTGCGTCCAGACGAGCCTGCAAGTCGGCGGTTGCCTTCTTTGCCTTGGCAAGTTCCGCCTGCTCGGCGACGGTGTCCGTAGACTCCTTCACCAACTGAGCGACGAGATCAGGATGCTTTTCGCGGAGGGTCTTGATATCCAGTTCCATGTCATCTTCCTCGGTTTGTGCCGACTCAAAAAGACCTTCCGCAGTCGCGGGATCAGTCACAATATCGATTGATCGAACGGAACTGATGGACTCCACCAGAACGTCGCCGTTCTGATCCGCCTTCCCAGTCTGCACGCTCGCGTTAATGCTCATTCCGAAGGATTTCGGTGAATTCAGAACGTCCCATACGAATTGCTCCGCAACAGGATGCTTTGGATTGAACCGAATGTTCCCGAAATGCCCGAGACCCGCTCGGTATTCGATCTTCCCTTCCACAACAGCGAACTTGTCCTTGTAGGACCGTGGCGCCGTCGCAGTGGCAGGATGATCGATGTAAATCTTCGCACCTTCAAGGACTGCAGCGCTCTTCCGAACGCCGGCAGTGTCGTAGTTGCGTCGATTTTTTGATCTGAGCCCCAGAAGCTTCACACCTTTAATCAGGCCAGCCTCGCGATCGATCATCGCCTCGGTGACTTCACCGAAGCTCTGCTCGGACTCGAGTGCCTCTTCAGGTTTTCGCTTTGAAAGACTCATTTCGTTCCGCCTTTTCCACCTTTGGGCCTGTTCTTGCCCTTATTACATGAGCACATTGGCTTCTCCTTCGTTTTTAAGAATCCAAAATAACAACTGCAACTGTGTTTACTTAGGAAATCCCTTCGAAACTCCTTTTTCTTTCGTAGGATCCGCTTTTTTCTTCGGTTTCGGTCCCGGTTCGGCATTCGCCGTCGCTGCATGCGGACTTCCGAGAGGAAGTGACTGCTCTGCCGATCGTTCGATCTTGATCTGAGCCTGCTGTGAATCCCGCTCGTACCCTTCGGACGCCAACCAGTCCTTACCTGATAGTTCGCCGGCTTCGTAAAGGGTCTGATTTACTTCGAAGTCCTCCTTGCGATTGCGAGTCTGCACCCGAGGCGGCTTGATGTGCATTCGCACTGCATCGACATCAGCCTCAGTGAGATCCATCACACCTTTGCTTGCCGCATATTTCAACGCCTGCATCAGGATCCGCTCATCTTCTGATACCATCAGGGCCTGCTCGAACCGCATTGCCTTGTGAAACGGGCCTTCTGAGACCAGCGTCGAGGCGAAATTCCCTTCTGACACGTTCGCGGTCAGCATAAACTCCGGCAATTTCATCCCGGAGGCGCACGCGCGCAGCAGATTCACAAGTACTTCGATGTGATTCGTGAATCCCTGACCGGTCGTCGGAAACTCGTAGTGAATCGACTCCGGCTTCGTGACGACTCCAGCCGCAGGCATCCCGAACGTCTCATACTGACCGGCTGACCCTGCACCGGTCTGCTGTGATGCCAGCCACGATCCCAGCTTATCGGCGCCCATGCCTGCCTGAATCGTGCGGATCGCACCGAATGCCGCCTGAAACCCGGAAACGCGCATTAGATTTGACAGGAGCTTCTTTGCCCAGATCATTTCTTCGCGAACAGGCCAGTACAAAGTGTAACCGCGAGGGTCATTCGCCAGGCAATTCCTTTTCCTGTGCTGGACTGTGGTGGATTCCACCAGAGAGACCGGTTCCGGCAGAACGCCCATCGGCGTGACGTAGGCGAGATCCGGATACCACTGATCGTTGATGAAATACTGCACCGGACGGTATCTAATGTCGTTCGTGCGGCGGACGCCGAATAGGTCGATGAACGGCAGTTTCGGTCTCTGCGATTCAGGGTCGCCATCTGTGTAAATACTGGCAGGATCATCCTCGAGGTCGGTCGGCTCTGCGAAATTGGTTCGCAGGATCCCGTCGTCGCTGTAATGCAGCAAATCCCATGCTTCGCCGTGCCGGTCCAGTCGCTGGCTCGTTTCTGATTGACGCTGGAACCACTGGTTTTCCTTGAACCACTGCTCGAGGAACTTCTCCACCTTCTTGACGGAGTCTGACTTCGTGTCCTTCTCGTCGCGGGGCTTCACAGTGACCATGTGCCCTGTGTCGGCGATGTAGTACGAGCGATTGTCCTTCGCGTTCGTGCCCCAGCATACGCGGGACAGCGAATCGCCAAGGATCATCGTGTCCTTCACGTCCTGAATCGTCTCGTATGGATCCTCGCCGCCATGCGGGTACTCATCGCCGTTTTCGTCCGTGCGTGAGTCGGTGCTGCTGAGTTCTTCGAATACCTCACGCGCAGCCTTCGACAGGCTGATCAGCATGAGCTCATTTTCGACTACGAGTGAATTCTTCTGTTCCGGCATAGTATTCTCCTGCATGGAGAATACGGTCTTTATTCGGCGGACGCAATGTTCTGCAGGTTCGTCTCAACGATCGGCTGCGTTCTCGCCTGCTTCCACCATTGGTACGTACTTCGGCCAAAATGCTCAACGACGCCGCCCCACGGAGTGGGGACGAAGCTCTGGCAGCAAATGAAACTCAGCGTCTGCGTGATCAGGAACTTGTACTCTTCGCCCTTGCATTTCGAACATCCGCCGCGAGGCATATTGGTCTCCTACTTCTTCTTGCTTTCTTGTTTCACATTACCGCAGTACGGACATTTCCCGTATTTCCATCCTTTGAACGTGACTGTTTTGCAGTAAGAGCATGGACATGGAACCTTATTAGCAACTGCATTCGTCATTTCTTCTTCCTCAGATTCTCAAAGTGCGTCTGTAAATGAGTCGGCATCTGACATGCCATCTCGAGGCTGTCTGGTCCGTCGTCGTGCTTCCCGACTGCTGCGATTCCGTCGAAATTCTTCAACTGGTTCACCAGCAGTGTCGTTCCCGGATTCTGCAGGAACCGGAACTGCATCTGTTTGATGAATGGATCCAGTCGCCGAATTCGCATCATCTTATTGAGCGAATCCTCCACGGCAATAATGATGTTCCCTGCCTTCAGGAATTTGCTCAGCGCATAATCCGGATGATCCACCGCGTACCGCATGATCAGGTCAATGAACAATGACTGGAACTGCAGGGCTTCGATGCCGATCAGGTCGCCCGAGCGGATCTTGTGGTGTTCCTGATCGCAGAACAGGAACAGGTCTTCTACAATCTCGCTCGGCGCGCGACGTTTCATGTCGCAATCGACGTACTTCAGGTCTTCCGTCGCTGTCACGCACACAATCGACGAATAGTCGCCCTTCTTGATGCTCTTACCCTTCGATGCGTCAATCGCGAACGAATTGAAGCAGCGGCGTGTGGCTGGAGTCGGGTACGAATCGAGATTGCAATAAACGCCCATGAACAGTGTGCGATCCCACTCTGTGTCTGTCATGGACGATGCCAGCCAGTTGCCATTCAGGAACCGCTCTTTGTCCTCCGAAGACATCTGCTCAAGTCGCTGCCTGTATGACGGGTCTGATGCGTTCAGTGCCGCATTATCGTCCAGTGTCGCGCCGATGAATGTGGCTGATGTTGTTGTGCATTCTTTGAGACCTGTCGTCTCGTTCATCCTATACTGAGACTCATCGAACCATTCGAACTGGTCATCGATGTACCGGAAGTGTCGAATGACTCCTGATCGTTCTTTTATTGGGAGTCCTGTCTCCGGAGACAACCACCAATACAAAAACTTGTACAACCAACTGTCATTGTCCGGATTACAGGACATCCGCAAAGTTGGACGTATGCCTGATTTCGAACGGCATCGACCCCAGAGAAACTGCACATACTTATACGGGAACTGAGTAGCTTCGTCGAAGGCGACCCAGTCTAACTGAGCCCCCTGAAAGTTGTTAAGATCCTTATCGAACTGAATCGTCGACAGGGCGATCTTCGCCCCGGACGGGAAGCGAAACTCGGCGCGAGTGTTATTGTACTCACCATCGAGCGGCCCATACATCTCACGGCAGTGATCGAGCAGGCCTCCGGGATTCGCAAGCTGCGGGAATGTGCGGCGGAAGATCGCACCACGAAAGAGGGCGTTTGCTGATGGACCCTGAACATGCCGGAGTGGGTCTAGCGTCAGGGCGTGTGTTTTTCCGGAACCAGCGGCGCCACCGTAGACGACGAATTCGGCAGGAGAGCACAGGAAATCGTACTGGGGCTGCGAGAGGTTCATTTACGGCACCAAACTCCCGTATTCAGTATGCTTTGTACGAGGCGTGACCTGCCTGAACCATGTGGTCGTTCAGGCAGAACAAAACGCCCGTTTCTGCATGAGGCATCCACAAATCGCCCAGCCAGCGACCGTACTTGTCGTTCAGGTTCTTGAATGTCTGGACGCGAACCTCACACCCGGTCGGCACGAGGTTCCTGAGGTAGTCTCGGGCTTCCTTGCCGCCAGGGTGAAACAACTCTGGTGCGTTGATTCGATAGAAGCGAATCGGCTCCACACTGTAGAGCCTCGCGCCCCGGTCGATGTTCAAAGTCATCGTGTCGCCGTCATGAATCGACAACACGGTGGCTCTGTACCAATACTCGAATTCTTTCGGCGGCATAATATTACTCAGTGACTTCTGCCATCGTGACGAACTCGCGACTCACAGGAGTCTGCTGCCAGTCAGGCTTCGATGGGAACTTCGATTCAATCGAAACGCCCGTAATCGCTGCCTTCGGTCCGGATGCTTTCCTGCCTCGTGCGACGGGAATCGCCGACATCACTGCGAACGCCTTCTCCCGAGCCTCTGATTCGGTCTCGGCATTTGTCACGTCGATCTCGACGGTTACATTGAAACGGTACGTGTTGGTTTCTGACACTGGACTGGTTCCTTCGGTTAGTGAATTGAGTCATGGACGCATGACTCTGTGTGGACGGAATGTTAGACAAAGAAATGGTGCGAATCAATAGTTGCCTGCTGCTCGATTGCAAATGTCCAGACATCGAGCGTAACCAGCAATGTCCACAGGGTTGTCTCGCTTCTTCTGATGAGTCTCGCGACTCAGTTTCAGGGCGATCATGAACAGTGCAACCTCACGAGCCTCGAACTTGACGCCCTTCATTGCTGACCACATTGCTGCGGTTCGCTGGAAGTCCTGATCGGGTGGTCCGTACAAAGCATTGCGATCACCCTTCGTGATTCGAAGTGCCTCTTCGAGGATATCTTCTTCCTCCTGATAGATAATCTCCAGTTGCATCCATTCTGCCAAGGCTCTTTCAGCGACAGCGCCTTTCGACGACTGCCAGCCTCGAAGCATGTAAATACCGTCGCACTTCCTGATTGCTGCGAGATCCCTGTCGATCGCATCGGAGAGCGAAAATCCAATCGAGTCGATGTCACTCCAGTCGTGATTGTGGGCGAGAGAAGACGGATCGAAACCAGCTTCTCTGTCGAGATCAGCAGGCGAAATCACAGTGTATCCGAGCTCCTCAAGGTGAGATCTGCCCTTGTCAAACTCCGGGAAGTTAAAAAACTGCTTTCCTCGCATTGGGCCAGCAACATAGATGGTTTTTTTAATCTCTAACATGGGTTCCTCTTTAATGTGATTATCTCCTGTAATGAAGGCCTGCTCTCACCATCCAACATGGACGGCAGTTTGATTTCTGTGCAATAACGCCACCATTTTCGTCGCGGAAGTACTTGCCGTCGAATGTGGTGCGGGGCGGCGGCACCTGACGGTTGCGGACGGCGGGTGGCTTTGGTTTCTTGTGTGGGCGATGGAGTGTATCAGCCAAGGATTCTGATTTGCTTGCTGTCGGAAGGCGTGGGCCTACGAATTTCGATTGGATCGAATTAGCGATGGCCTCCGATCTTGCACTCGCACGCTCCTCAGAGGTGTATCGCGGTGGCGATGCGAGCAAAGGGGACATGAGGATTACGAAGAGGAGGATGACTCGCATTTTGTGCTTTCTACTGGGTCAGGGTACTCGCGGTACAACTCGTAAATTGCCGATGAAACGCCGGATCCGTGGCCGGTAATGTCACTGATAATCGACCATGGTGGAAGACGCTTAAGTCTGGACTTCCATGTCGCATAAGAACACATCAACTCAAGAATCATGTCCTTGTCAGTGAGGATCCTGCGGAATGTTTCTGGATTCCCGCGAAGATGGGAGAGGACTTCGTCGACGGTGGGACGCGATGGCATGATGTGGCCTTGAATTGGGAGTGTTGAAGTACGGAAGTGTAGTCGTTTCTGTAGGCAATTGATATCCACTTTTTGTTTTTCTTGGATTTTTTTTGCCGAGGGAGTTGGTTAGCGTTGCAATGCGACTAGGACAGATTTCGTCCTTAGATCGATCTTCCGGCGAAATTTTGTGTGCGATATAGCACACTTAGCAGCAGCAGCAGCATGGTCGGGGCGATGTTTCGGCGGTCTGAAGTGTGCGAAAACACGGGGCGACCAACTCACCCCGTGTTCTGCTGGCCGATCAGTCCACCTTCACAGCGAATCCAGACGCCAATGCTCTTTCCCTCATCGCATTGTTACCAGCTTTCAGCCGTAATCCGCAGATCCGACCATACTTTGCGTTGGCCACCTTCCGAGGGTTCCAGTCGAGCATTCTCATGTCTTGCGTATCTCCGTCATACGTCAAGAACTCACGTCCAGCCACTTCCCATGTGCGCGGTATCCGTTGGCTGTATGCGTGTCGCGATGTCTTGCCGTCCTGTTCTCCGAACACAATAGCGACGTTCCCTTCGCCACTATGCAAGATCTCGGCGCATGCGTCTTGGTCCTTCGGGCGCTCGGTCCATGATGCCGTTAGACTGTAGTTGTCCGGGACTGCATTCACCCGAGCATAGAGCTTCGTGTAATCGTAGAACTCACAATCCGGGAACGCCTGCGGTATCGCTCCGAACGATGCCATTTCCCAAGGGAGATCACTGAAGCAATTGAGACGTACTGCCAGCGTTTTTCCTTGCTGGTAAGCCTTGTCCCGTTCGTGTTCTAGTTCTCCCGTGAGCTGCCGGAGGAACGCCTTCCTGTCTTCGCGAAGGAACACGGTCTTGCGAATACGTGCCTCCATGATTGCTTTGAATACTGCGGCCATCCCCACGTTGACATTTCCGACGCAAGCGTCTACGCAGCTTGGGGTTGAATTGGGGCAGTTCGTCGGAAGTCCTGGCGCTGCCGTTGCGGGCGAAAGTGACAACGTCACGATCGTGTAATCGGGTCGATTCAACTCAGATTTTGCGGTCTTGGTGTTTGCTGCCGCAGTTGAAAGAAGTTTCATCGGTACTGTGCTCCATTGGATTCAAGGGAAAGAGCGGTCGCACAATGCGACCGCTCGGTGCTCATCGAGCCAAAAAACTACGTAACGACAATCGTTTGCTCTGTTTTGCGTTCAATCATCTCTTCAGGGATAAGTCCCTGCTTGACGTACGAACTGAAAGAAGCCGGTGCGCAGTATTCGGCGGATCGCTCCGAATACTTCAGTCCGTTCGCCTTGCAAAACTCTACGGCCGTCTCATCGTCGCATGCGCGGCTTATGGATTCTTTTACCGATGGGCTCAAGATCCGGACCTGCCCCCGTACTGCGATTTCCCGACGGTCGCCGATTTCGTCGAGGACTGCGGGGCGAAGCTTCTTCTCTTCTGCTTTCAATTCTTCGAGCTGCTTCGCGAGCGTTGCGAGCCGATCGGAAACGGCGACATAACGGGAAAGGACGGATGTGGAACGGAGATTAATAGTAGCCATGTGTAGAAGTCCTTCAATGTGAACTGAACTGGAAAGAGCCGCGCCGACGTTCGGCGCGGTTGTGGTTACTTAAATGCGTGAAACCCGGTAAACGTCTGCCGTTTTCGTTTTCGCGATTGCTTCGAGTTTCCAGCCGATCGCCTGAAGTGCTGCGGTTACACTTGAAACTCCTGCGCCTCCGGTCTGCCAGACGCTATTTCTCTGATCTGCTGAAAGTTCAAGGAAACGCAAAACGTCTGCCAGCGCCGTCGATTCTTTGCAAAATCCGGTCCCGGAAATATTGCAGCATTTTTCCCCCGCGTAATTTTCGATCACTGGATTGCTTCCCCATGTTTTCGACTTACGCCATTCGATCGTGACTTGTCCGGTTCCGGTGCTGCGGATCGTCTCGCAATATGCTTTCGCGCGTTGTTCGACGATTGTTAATTTGGGTTCTGTGCTCATCGTTTCAATCCTTCAATGTGGTTGTGGTGCTTGTCGATCGTCTCAGAGACGATCTGCCGAACAATCTTCTTTGTGAGTCGTTCCTGTCCGGTCTGGAATGCATCCGATTCAATCCAGTTCCTCGGACTCAATTCGATTTCCACCCATGTGAAGTGTGTGGCTCGTTCATAGTACCTTCGCCGGTATTCAATGGCGTATTCCTTGCCATTGTGTTCAACGGTCTGTAGTGGTCCTTTTACTTGGCGTTCTCTGATCATCGGTGAACTATCCTTTCTTGACGCAGTTCGTCTGTTTCGTTTTTCCCGCGTACCTGATTGCCAGCGTATCGCCTGGTGCAAGCTGCTCCGCGTTTACATAACGTCCATCATCTGCTGAACTCATGTCGCAGATCATAAAATCCTTATTCGCGATGAAGTCGGCGGCAACTGCCTTGGCGCTTTTGTAGTCTCTGCCGTATGCTGGAATGCATGAAAGTCGCATAATTAAAAACCTTCTAATGTGGTACGGAAAACTTCGTTTTCGTTTTCGTCAGCGACCAATTCGGCGACGATCTGATTTGATAGTTCTGTCTGCTCTTCAATTACCTTTGTGAATGACGGATACGAACGAATTGCAGACTTGTTATTTGTGTGCCGATAGTCACCAAACAAAATGAGTGTCTTCGGTGCTGGGTCGCCGATGTGGACGATGTGAAGCCGTCCCGATGCCTGCATTGCGGAGAGTAGTTCTTGGTTCGTCATTTGGTCGAGTCCTTGAAAGTTGTCGTTTTGTCATCTCGCCTAATTACTATAACGTAATCCTAGACAAAATGTTACACGATATTCCGTCAGAATCGGCAAGATTTCGGGAAATAGTTTGAACAGGCTTCGCATATAAGAGGTCAGACTTTTAATGCGGGAATGCCCTACGCGGGGATTCACCATGTGGGGATTCGCCATGTGGGTAAACCCTCGGCCAGCCGGGCGGCTCCGGGGCGGCGGCTCGATGGCTCGGCAGCAGCAGCAGCACTTCGGGGCTCGGTAGCAGCAGCAGCAGCACTTCGGGGCTCGGTAGCAGCAGCAGCATTGACTTCTATGCGTCAACGTGCCATTATGGCGAAACAACCAATCAGCAGGTTGTTCTATTGCTGGCACGTAGTTTATTGGTGTTCGCGCACCGTCCCCGTGGACCAGCGTGGCGCCGATTTCCGACTGCCTTCCACTGGTCTTTTGGGACTTCACCTGCTCGTTCCTGAACTTCTTCGCTCGCCTCGCCCAAGGCAAACCTTACAAACAAGAAGAACCCCGGTCTATGAAGCCGGGGTTTCTTCGTTGATAGACGGCAGTCGCAACTCCACAAAGTTACAGACCCCAGTCACCACCTTGTTCATGCCGCTTTGCTCCCACAGACCACGCTCCTGCAGCAGCAGCATCACAGAGCATTCATTGGCCTCGGTCAGCAGGTCGCAGACGCCTTCGAATGCCGCTGGCAGTCTAAAAGGTGTCCACGGGCGAAGGGCACAGGCACCTCCTTGTCGGCAACACTCAGAGCATTTGTTGCACTCGACTATTTCACTCACCGGCAACCTCTTCTTTCTTCATCATCGGTCGTTCGGTAGAATTTGGAGGCAAAAGTAAGACAATTTGTGGTCCACCACCCCTTCCTTCCGCCATCTCCAGCTTCCCTTCCGCATCGATCTCCAGCTTGATCGCCACGAGGTTCTGCTTCTCAGCCTCCATCAGCAGCGACACAGCCCCCATCCTGACAGTCGGCTTCAGGTCTTCATCCTCAGAGAACCGATAGAGGATGTTCACGAGATCCTGCCGCATCCTTCCGGTGGTCGGCCAGAGCGACTTCCCACCGAAGATCTTCCGGCCCACAGCCACGATCTCATGCGGCTTCATGTCATCGAACGCAGACATACGATCCCTCCATCACTGACAGCACCAGCCCAACAGCACCTCCAAGCGTATCGCAGAACTCACAGATTCCACCACTGCTCCTGATCTTCTTCTGCTGGTACTCCTGCATCTTTCGCCGATCGCCGTCCAGTTTCTTCATTTCGATCGCCACGAACTTCCCCTTCACGCACATCAGGATATCGGGACATCCCGTCTTCCCGAAGATCCCGCCCGGATACTTCACTATCCACACTCCAACCTGCTTCTCGGCCCACTTCAGGAAGTCCGCCTGTATTTTCGACTCCAACGAGTTCACTAGGCATCTCCTTGTCGAATTTCCAATAGCCTATTGGGCATGCGAGGAACAACGGTTTCCCTCGAGCATGTTCTACCAGATCGACGACAACGCGGTAATTCCACGACGCCCGAGTGATCGCCACGTACTTCAGGAAGAGATCCTCCCAGAAGTCGGTATCAACTCCCGACGCTCGTTCCGATGAGCTACTCAAACAAAACACATTCCTTGCCTCGGCACCTTTCACACTATGAACGCTCCCGATTCTGATCTTCGGTTCCCGCACCAGTTCAACCCCATACTTCTCGATGGCCATGTCGATCAGCAGAGCAGAGTCCCTTCGCCAGATCTCATCCCGCACGAATTCCACAAAGTACGCCGTCGCACCCCATTCTCTCACATCATTCAGCCCATGCGTCTCCGCGTGTCGGCACTCCATCTTCTTCCATTTTGCCTTTATCCCTCGCTCAAATAGTTCCTTCCCTTCCCACTTCTGCGGGAGTTCATCACAGATCCGCCTCCAATCCTGCTCGGAAATCTTCATTCCATCCCTCAGCAGCCGCATCGTAATCACGAAGGCAATCTTCACCGGAGCCTCCCACCGGCTCTTCATTTTCTCTTGGCAACTCTTCCAAGGTATCCCAAGCTGGTCAAGTTTCCCCTTTATCCTATCCAACGCAAACCACGTCCGCCCGAGGATCATTGTGTCTGTCTTCGCTAGCTTATCCAAGCCCTCCATCATCACTGAACTATCTATCATCCCCACAGTCCCAGCACCTCGCTCAGTGGTAGGGTTTCTCTCCTCATAGTTCCTATCTTGCCTAAGTACCTCTTCCCCCCAAGACAGCACAGACTCCGGGTTTCTCCATGAGCGATTCAGGAGGACTCGCTTCCCTTCCGCTTTTGCCTGCACCTCGTGTGATCGCATTACGCGCCAGTCTGAGCCGGAGAAGCCGTAGACGGCCTGATATGTGTCCCCGAGCATCACGACCTCCTCAGCGGTCTCTGTGAGCCTTGCAGCAGCAGCATCCAGAAGAGCACTGCAATCCTGATATTCGTCGAGTATCCACAGGCGAATCTCGTGTGGAACGGCTCCTTCAGGGTACGCTTGTACAAGATTCAGGTCCGCATCGGCCTGAATACCAGCGAATTTCATGAGAATGTCAGTGAAATCGAGCTTTCCCCAGATACGCTTCTGATCTTCGTACTTGCGGATGATGGCTTCCGTTTCAGGACTGAATTTATTCCCGTCAGGCACCGTCAGCGCTATTTTAAGGTCTTTGGTGCCGTTTCCATCGCATTC